GTAGGTAGAGTCTTCCAACAAGACCGGCCTGTTTCCGACAAAATTACCCGTCGGGCCTAGTGTGCGGCTTAAAGTGCTTGCAGGCCAAGTGAAAATTTGATCCTGCGTAGAGAACACTGACAAACGCTCAGTGTTCCATGAGTCAATCATCTGGTTCATCGCCGACAGTGCGTCTTGCGACGCTGCCGCTGAAGGTGTCTCACCCTCTGCAAGCATCCCAATCAGGCGCATGGCCCCGTTTATCTGGTCGCCAGCAGATGTGGTCATACCTATGCTCCTAGTTCAACAACCCCAACTCGCGGCCTGCCACGGGGACGCCGCATTTCGTTTACCGTGGCAGGAGGCTCAACGTCATCCAAATCATACCTTACCCAGCCATTTTGCTCGTCGTAGTCAGCTTCCTTTTCAGCGCAAGCTACTTTAGTTCCGTGATCCGGGTGACGTAGATAGATGACCATATTTATAGATAGGGGTGGTTAACCCCCATTTGGTTTTACAAAACGTGAATAACTGCAAAGTTGATTACAAAAGCCTCACCCAGCGAACCGCCCGAAAGATTGCGAATTGTGATTACGCAACTTCCAGCAGTCTTGCTAGAAATCCAGCAGTTGTAAGCACCAGCGGTAGCGCCAGACGAAACGCTCAAAATAATAACGTCTTTTGCGCTGATTGTGCTGTTGGTCAACGTAAACGAAACATTTGTGATGTTCGCCAACGCAGCGTTGTTCAAAGTGATCTGACCAGCAGACTTGTTCAGAGTTACCCCTGTAGACTTGTCTGTCAATTGAGTTACTGTGCCGCTTGCTTCTGAGGTGTAGCCCAACTCGCCACCAGACAGTACAAAGTTAGACCCAATAATGTCTTGGTCTTCAAAAGCAACACCAATTGGTTTGGTATTAGAGGTCATGATTGTTCCTTTAAAAACAGGGGCCGAAGCCCCCATTTGGTTTAAGCAACGCGATACATTGAGTAAGCAGCATCGCCGGTCTTGCGGAACAAGAACTCTGCTGCGCCGCTAACACCTGCGGCACTGCCGGTAATGGCAACAACCAGGTTACCGACGGTCGTAATGCCAGTGCCTGCAACCATCGTAATCAGGCCGGTGGAAGTACCCAAGTTGATCACAACCAACCGAAACGTGCTGTTGGGCTTGGAGTTGTTGAACACAGCGTCAATTGCCGTAGCCGTAGGCAGCGTGTACGAAGCGGCAGTGGTAGACGGATTGCCCACCAAAATGCCACCAGTAACTTGTGCCGCGGTCAGAGTGGCCGTAGCAGTTGCGGTCTGGGGCGCTGCTTGAACGCCCATAACGATTTCGTTGGTGTTGCCATCAGTGAACTGATACCCACCGCCAGAATTTGGGAGAGCCATGATAATTTCCTTTGAAAGATGTTACGAAGAAAGGGGCCGAAGCCCCATTCAATTTAGCCCCAAAGACGGCAAGCCATCTGCGGACGAATAGTGCCAAAACCGTACAGAACGTCAATACGGCAAGGCATACGGTCATTGTTGATGTCGTACTGACGAACAACACGCAGCGAGATGCCGTTGTGGTTTGCACGGGCAGCCATATCAACGCCCTGGGGCATCAAAAGGTCAGCGGTAGCAAACGTGATGGCGTCCTTGTGGTAGATCAAGTTCTGCGGATAGCCGGTAGAAGCAGTACCAACAAACGTCACGGCAGCATTGTCAGCAGGGAAGCTGTTAACAGTAGCCAAGGCGCTGTCGCTGGTGTAGATTGCTGGGCTGATTGCAACGCTTGTCCATGCACCAGAAGATGCAGTAGCAAGAGAGGTGCAAACAAACTGTTGCAAAGAACCAGTGGACTCACGGGTCTGTGGGTTGACTGCGAACACGTTGGCGATTGTGAATACGTCACCAACAGCAATCGTAGCCGAGGCAGTACCACCGTCAAGGTTGATCGTCGATTGGCCTTGGGTGCTAACAGCACCGTTAACCAAAATCGTGTCAGTCGTAGAGCGTGAGCCAGTGGTGTGAACCTTGATGGACTGGCTCATGTTGACTTCTTCATAGCCCAGAACACCAGTACCCATCATGCCGTTCTTGAACTGGCGGGAGATGGTGTCGGTGGGGTTAAACAAGCCTTTCATGCCTTCAACCAGACCAGCATTGGCTGCGGGGTTAACCGTAGCGTAGCGCGGCGACATAACAGCAGCGTTCTCGTTCAGCTTCTGCTGGGCTTGCAACAGCACCAGTGAAGTAGCTGGAGTCGTGCCAGGAGTGCCAACGGTCGAGTAGATCGACTTGTAGGCGTTAGCAACGTCTGCGTCAATGCTGGAGGCCAACTGCGAGATACGGGGTTTCAACACCCGGTCTGCAAAGTCGTCCAACTGCATGGTCAGTTCAGCGGAGGTAAAGTTCACGCCGATGTGCTTCTGGCTGGCAACAGTAAGGGTTGTGAACTGCTCGTTGTCGTCCTGAACTTGCAGAGCGGCACCGTCAGTAACCAGAGCGCGGTCAGGCAGGCGGATACGCAGGGTAGAACCAATCTTGGCACCGTTAACAGCAAAGCTGTCATCGTACTGGCGGTTCACGTTGCGGGTGATCACAAGGTTGTTTTCAAGGATTTCCAAAGCCTTCCTTGTGATCATGTCAATGGTGAGAATTGAGTTAGCCATTTTAAATACCTTTCAAAATTAAAACTTACGCGCTTGTTGCGCTTTCACTTGCCTTGCTCTTTCGGCCTCAATCCACTGGCTGGTTGTCATGGTCTTGGTAGACCGTGGATCAGTCGTGTCGTAAGACCCAGAACTCACCCCTCGGGCGGTGACTGGTGAAATCGGTTCAGGCGCACCAGAAGTGCGTTTTTGGACGGGGTTATTGGCTAACTTAGCCTCAAGCCGTACAATTTCTGTCGCTTGCAAAATAGGCGCTAGTCGAGAAATACGATCTGCCTCTTTCGGATTTAAGCCAAGGTGATAAACCAAGTCAGGCCCAATATCCGACGATTGAATCGTCTGCGCCATCACGGTTGTGATTTTCAGGTTCGGGTTGTAGGCAACTTGTTCAAAGTCGCTGTACTTAGACCGAGCCGCTTCTTCACGCTCATGATAGTTATCAAGAATCTCAGCTTGCTGTTTCTGGATTTCCCGCTGCTCAATCAGCTTATAAGCCTTGGCTTCTGCGTAAGCATCAACCGACTCAAACTGATCTTGGGGAGGTAAGTCCACTGCCACTGCTGGCGCAGGCTGTCGCTCTCGTTCCCACTTTCGCTGCTCTCTTGCGAGACGTTTTCCAATAGCGGCGTCAAGTTCCTCTTGCGAGAATGTCTTGCTTGCTACTTCCGGCGTTTCAACTACGGGTTCTGGTGTGGCCGCCGTGGCTTCCAGTTCCGACGCGGGGGCTAATTCCGCTGATTGCTCTACTTCTGACATTTTGATTCCTGAGAATCCCTGGTCATTGGGCCAGTACAAATATTATAGACCTTCCCCCGGCGTTATGTAAAGCACACAGGAAGAAGCCGCAGTTGCGGTGAAATACCAAGTTGGCGGGAAGCTAAACACTTCTACAGCGCCAGCCACAATGGGCATGGCATTGCCGGTTGTTGTAACTGCCGCAGCGTTAGTTGCCGCAATAGCGGCAGTTGCACCAGCCCCTAAAAATGCGGTTATTGAACCAACATTGACAACCCGGTATTGGTTACGGGGCGGCGTTGAGGCCGTAAAATTAGGCGGAATTTGTACGGCAGTAGGTGCGCTGGAATTTGCAGTAATGGCCGTTGTAGCGCCGTTTTGGATGAACGCAGTGGTATCAGTCATGTTTGTCTTTCAAGTTTGTTCAGCGGCTCGTGCCTCAACTTCATACGGATTCATTTTATAGCCATAGCGCAGTAGCCAGAAGCTGTACTTAATTAGGTAAACCAGCTTGCCGTCGCGTTGCATCTGCTCCAGGTGCTTGCGCTCGTGCCTGATCAGACCTTGGTGCAATTCATAGCCTGGCGCCATGTAGATCACGCCCCAAAAGCTAGTCCAACCCTGGAAGCCACAGGCTTTCATGTAGAGCAGGATTAGGCCAGAGGCAGTGCGGATCATGGCTTTGCAGTAGCAGCCTTGTAAGCAGTCACCACAGCAGCCGTATGCGTTACTTTGCAGATGGCCTTCACACGGGCATCCTCGGCGCTGTAGTCGTCACCGGGCGCAACAACGTGGCGGTGGAACGTGCCACTGATCTGCTTGCCGTCTTCCATGATGGCGGTCTTGGTGCGGACTTGCACACAGCCGTTTTCGATCACTTCGATGCGGTCAACGATTTCAATTTTTTCTAAAGCCATTTTGATCTCCAATCAAAACCAAGAATCCGGTCAACGGGCCGGTACGGTTAAAAAATCAATAAATTCGCAAGCTAAATTCTGCTCCGTCTAAATACAACTCTGTTGCCGCAGCGGAAGAAGCAAGACCCCACTGCAAAACACCGCCAGTGCTTAGGAAAACAGTGCCAAAAGCATGACCAAAATCTACTGGACAAAATTGCGCGTAATCAACTAGCACAGTTGCTGGCAAAGTAAAAATTGTTGAGTTGCCAGCACCGCCAATAATAGCCCCCCGCAACTGCAATACGCCATTGGGTTGAATTCGATATTGCGCTGGTGCGTAACCACCTCCAACATTTGTCCAGCCAGCAGCAAGTGAAATATTAGTCCACTCAAAAGGTGCAGTGCCGTTAGGCCCAACTGTTGAGCCAACAGCGTTAAGATTTATTGAGTTGGTTGTAACAATTCTTGAATAAGTATCGGTTGTTTGAAATCTACAATCAACTAAAGTTAATGGCCCTGTAGATGTATCAGCAATTGCAGTCCAATACGTTCCTCCTGATGTTGGATTAGCCGAACGGTTAACTACAACACTATAGAGTGCAACTTCGGGGTCTGCTGCGCCAGAAGCAGACCTAGACAATATTCTTGGTTCTTCTGAATCTAGTCCATAAGCCGCAAGAGAACCACTTAGAACCCGCAACACAGCTACGCCAGAAACAACTGCGCCGCCAGCACTTGTGTTGTAGGGTGCGCCAGCAAATAAATTATAAATAGCTGTTTGCGATCCTAAAATCTGGAATACAAAATTAATTAATTGGACATTACTACCATCGTTTGAGCAATCTCTTAATGTTGTTTGATAGCAATTTGCAGCTACGTTAATTACTACGTGAAAATAAGTTCCAGTGCCAGAAACAAATTGGCATTGATTAAAAACATTTAAATGAGCGTCTGAATCATTTGTTGCAGCGGTGAAAGATGCTGTTCCTTCATTCCAAGTATTTTGTCCAACTAAAATACTAAAGCGCCCCGCTCTAGAAAAAGTGCAATTTGTAAATGTCCAATGCTTATTTAGCGTTGGGTTAGCGTTATATGCATCTAAATGAACACAAGATTGAGCCAACAAATTAGCATCAAAATTTATGTTTGAGACTGTGTTATTGACAAATGCTTGCAAAGAACCTACTGTGTTTGTTGCTGAAAATAAAGGTGCGGCAATAGCAGCGCCTACGTATTTAATAGTAGTTCCAGGGGCTGATGTGTTTACATCGCCATTTCCAGCACCAATAATAGTGCAACCAAGGACTTGGCCTGAAGTAGCCACGCCCATATTCAATGTAGCGGTTACTTGGTACACG